AGGCGACACGATTCTTTCTGCCATACGGTATTCTCCAAACTAAATTTGTTTATCTCTCTGGGGTGAATTCGCCGGTTTCAAAATTAATTGACCCGACGCCATATTTTTCAGATAACCTATTGATTAAATCTTGTTCTTCTACAAGTAAACTTTTAAATAGTTTGGCTTGTTCACCAATCTTTGATTTTAGTTCTGCGACATCCAGTTCCAACATCTCAACTTGGAGTTGGAACTGACCTGTATCGGAGACTACCGTTGCTAATTTGTCACGCAGTCCGTTAATCTCATTCAATTCATCTTTGGTAATTTCTGCCATAATAACCTCTTTTGTGTACATTACAACTCGTATTATAAATATCTGTTTTTTTACCTAAACATCAATTATTCACTTTCTATTTCGGTGAAAGTTACCACTTTTTTAACAGAATATCGTTTCTTTGTGGTACTACTTCTATTGTTCTGTTTATTTAACATATTCTCAGGTAACAAGTATGCGTAAATGGTCATATCAAATTGAGTACGCACCACACGGTCCTCTGAGGTGGGTAATTCAGTCAACGGTTCAAATGACTTTACCGAAGTACGGAATTTATAGTTATTTTGTTCACCCCAATATTGGTCTGTTTCGAAAGAAATGTTTTCTACCACCGCATTCATTTGTTCCATATATTCAGTCCAAATAATGCATCGGTAATTTATTTCATAATAGTCAGGTACCGTGGTAACTATATACTCTCGACTTGGAGTTATATTATTTTTGACGGCAAATTGGTCATACGGTGTACGACGATTCCACCCCGTTTCAAATGTCCGTTCTAAATACTTGTTAACAGGAGAATTAATCATAGACTTCTTCATCCCTGTTCGACGAATCATAATCATTGGAAGTTGAATCTTTCCGATAGAATCACGCATAACACCATCACGTTGCGCAGACTTCCAGCGTTCTGGGTCACCATAAATGACCGGTACTTTTACTTCATTTCCATTTTGTGTTACAATAGGTTTAATACGAGTATTCATGTAACTTAAAATCGCATTATCAATTGTAAAAAGGGTAACTGCGATAGGTGGTGTGTTACCTAATGGGATATCATTTGCTCGATTTTCTACAGCCTTTTGTTGTTGTACATCAACACGTTGTACTATTGGCTTTTCGCTCATACTTGTGCCTCTTCGATATCAATACTTGTACGGCGAGTTAAGTGTGCCATACAAATGATTGCGGTATTAAACCCTGGCTTACCTGCGATGAGTTGTGTTTCTGTAATATTATGAATTTCGTAGAAATGATTGTTATATCCGATTACGTCACCAATTTCTGGATAGGTGTTAACCTCTTGTAACATACGACGAGCAAATCTAAATTCAGTTTGTTGGTCTTGATTGACACCGAATCCTTCTTCTTGTACTGGTGTATTTTTGTTGTATTTGACAATCGCATTAACTACAACAGGTGTATATCGTGGCTTAGTGACGCTTTCACCATAGATATTCACTTTAGCAGATTCAACTACAATCTTGTAAAGAACAACCGCAACATCCATTGTTTCATCAATCAATTCCCGAGTGATGTGTTGGATGAATTCAAAATCACGTTGTGTGACGAAGCGTGCCATTGATTAACCTATGTAAATGAGAGTAGGAATATTCTTGAACATTTCTTGCATGTTCTTAGAATTTTCCGCTTGCTTTTTCATTTGTGCTTGCATTCCAGTTTCTTCGAGTGTTTCACGAAGTTCTTTAATTAACATTTCTTTTTCAGTGACTGCTTCGCGGCGAAGTAATTCACCATCCAAACGAATTTGTCCATCTGGGTATGGAATGTTTTCGAACTTTGAACGAATAATACCTAATAATTCTTTTGCTAGTGCAAGCGTATATTTGAATATCCACGTGCGGGACATATCATTTGTATTTGCGTACGTTATATGGGTATATGGCACATTCGAGAGGTCACCTGCGACATTAGACCCCGATTGGAATATATTTGCTTGTTTATCGTTTACTACCATATAATCAAAGTATATTACTTTACTTTCTCTGAAGATTGGTTGGAATCGTACCACGTTATTTGCGATTTCAAATCCATATTGACTCTTACGAATCATATCATTGACTTCAATTGCTTGAATACGGAGAAGGTCTTCGTAAGCTGGCATCATCACGAATGTAACTGGTGGTGAATATCCATCGAATCCGAATTCACTCATCAAATTCGTTAAACCAAGACCCGTGGTTGCAAATGGGTCATAGTAACGTGCGATTGCTGGTGGCATATAGTGATACAAACGACGAATTTCAATAGCTGACCCACTTTCATATGGGTCTGCCCACAGTGCCTTCAAATCATATGATTGAGTATATGCGGATGCAGAAATCCATCCTCTCTTTACATTCACATTACCACCAGATTGAGCTTCCGTACCATAATCAGATGCCAACTTAACCAATTGTGGTAGTGCTGACCCAACGATGTTTCTTTGTGTTGCCGATGTCGCTGTACTTACTCCTTGAAGCGACATCATATGTTCACGTGCATTGAATTGATTAACTTGATTACCGTAGGTGGTAATAGCTTCTTCAAAACATGCATAGATTTGCTTATCTATCAATTCAACTTCTACGACAGGGTATCCCAATTTTCTTGCAACGAATTCCGCAGCACGTGGAGCATCTGCTTGAAACGCCACATCATTGTCAAAAAATCCAAATGGGGTTATACCTAATGGATTTGTAGGACTTCCATCGTAAAAAATTGGTTCTTGTGTTTCCATAAAACTCTCTGTTTAAGGACTACTAATAAATAGTTTTATTAAATCATTAACTCATATTTTGACCGACCGGAAATAAAAAGGGTGACCTTTCGGCCACCCAATTTATTTACTCAGTTACCCTATCGAATTAAACGAGGTTTAATCCGTCGATGTAAATCTTACCGAAGAATTCGGGTCTGACCACCTTCTTAGCGTAACGAGTCATCACGCCACGGCGTGGTGTGAAGTTCGTTGGGTCATAGACCAATGGGGTAAGGATGAGTGGGATGTATGGTGCGTAGACTGCACCAGTTTCGAGGAAGTTACTTCCACGGAAGCCCATCAACATTACGTTTTCCTTCATGTATGGGTTCTTGTAGATGGTGTAACGGTTTTGGAATGAACCAACCTTGGTTACGCCACCTGCGAATTCCATCTTGTCACCATCGGTGCCAGCCATAAAGCCAGGGATGGTTTCGAGGATGGTTGCGACTGATGGTGAAACAACTGCGAAGTTTGCACCACCACGCATGGTGAGTTGGTGAATCTTGTTACTTACCTTTTGCATCTTTTGACCGAGGGTTTGGTACCAGGTCATGTTGGTCCATGCAGTTCCAGTGAATGAGGAAGCTGCGAATGCTGAACCGTTCCAGGTCTTGCCGATTTCTGCTGACCAGAATTCGGTGGTGACTGATGGAGCTGCTTGGATTAACATATCAAGGATTTCGAGGTCGATTTCTGCTGAGATGTAATCACTTAACATTGCTGTTAATTCAGCTTCTGCATCAATACTGTGGTATGCGTTCAAGTCTTGTGCAAGTTCTGGTGACCATACTGCCTTCAACTTACGAGTCTTAGCAACGATGGTTTCTGACTTGAGTTCAAGATTGAGTTGTGGGATACCGATGTCGGTGCCGTCACCAGTACGATCTTCGAAGTCACCGCGGGTGGTGTCAGTTGGTTGCTTGACGAAGCTAAGACCAGTGAGTGAACCAGTTGATACGGTGTTAAGAATGAAGGTGATGTTGGTGCCGTCGTACTTAGTGAATTCTGGGAGTACAACTGAAGCTGCACTTACTGAACCACTGAGTGAACCACTTGGAACGAATGTACGGACTGAGAGGAAGTCTGCACCTGAAGCACTTACTGCTGGTACTACGAACTTTACAAGACTACCAGTTACTACGAAGTCTTGGTTGTAGTTAACGTCTGCGAAAGTTACAGATGCGTTTGCTACTGGATTGATGGTTACTGATGCATCATTGATGGTGTAACCGAAACGTCCTGCACCATAGAGGCCGCCTTCGTTGGTGTTACCGAAGGTACTGAATGGTGATGAAAGGGTGTTACCATAGATTGAGGTGTTTGCGGTTTGACCGTTTACGGTTGTGCCGTACTTGAAGTCCATGTAGAACACAAGTCCTGAAGGAAGGTTCATTGGTTGGACTGATACGAAGTTCTTACTTGCGATTGAGCCCATTACCTTACGGACTAATGGAAGTGCAACGCCTGCCCATTGTTCACCTGCAGTACCAGCTTGGTTGGTTACTGAGTTTTCTTGGAGGAGTTGTGATGCTTGGTTTTCAAGCATTACTGCCATTGCTTGCTTGTCGTAACTCTTAAGGCCTTCGAGAAGACCTGACTTTTCCCACTTGCCTGCTAACTTGCGGGCTTCTTCAGTGATTACCTTGTGTGCTGAACCGGCTTCACTGATAAGGTTCATTACTTCTGACATATTGCTGTTCTCCTATGAGGTTAGATAAGTCCTGCGAGTTGTTGTAGACGCTTTGCAACTGAGTTTTCTGCGATTACTTCAGCTGCCTTTGGTGCGGTACTTGGGGTTGCCTTACTTGCGAACCCTTCAGTCACGACCTTGGTTGTCTTTACTGCCTTTACTGCCTTTGCTGTTGAAGTTAATGTTTCAACAAGAACTGTGTATACCATCTTGACTTCACGAACTGTTGATGCGCGGTCGAAGTTTTCTACAACCGTCACCATTTGTTCACTGGTCAAACCTTCCTTACGGAAGATTTTGTTGGTATAAAGGAGTTTTGCGTTGAGAAGATTGACTTCGTGTAGCTTGCCTCGTAGGAGTTGTACAGCCTTACGATATTCTGCGAGCTCTTTTTCAAGGGAAGCCATTTTTTCAGACTTATGCTTTTCCATTTCGTCTTCGGCTTCTAATTCCTTGAGGATTGCTTCTAAATCCAATTCTTCTTCGCCTTCTTCTTCGTGACCCTTTTCCATTTCTTCACCTTCCATCTTGTTTACATCTGATGGTTCGGTTACGAAAGTATTTACGTCAGCTGCTGTTTCTGCAGCTTCTGTTCCGATGTGTGAGGTCTTAGCTGGAATTTCTGGCTTTTCGACACCAGCTTCTGGATCTTCTGCTGGATATGCTTCGTCTGCCTTTTCTTCCTTTTCGCCTTCCATTTCTTCTTCGTGCTTCATTTCATCAAGTTCTTTTTCGCCTTCTTCCTCTTCTTCGTGCTTCATTTCTTGGAGGTCAGCTTCTAATTCCTTGATTACTTCGTCGAGGTCGAAATCTGCTTCGGTCCAATCTTCGTACCATTCAGTTTCGCCTTCACCTGCGTCTTCACCACTTTGGTCATCTTCTGCTGAATCAAATGCTGAAGCGGAAGGTTCCTTGTTATCTGAAGCGCCGATGTCTGAGGTTGCTAAATCCATATCCGACTTGCCAGTTGGTTCTGCTTCTGAAGCGTCCATTTCGACTGCTTCTTCGGTTTCTACTGGCTTCTTTTCCATTTCTGGTGCCTTTTCCATGTCCTTTTCTTCTTCGTCGTGTTCCATGCCTTCTGCTTCTGCACGGAGTCTACGAGAAATCATGGACTTGATTTGGGGTGTGAACGATTCTTCTAATGCAAGCTTTGCATTTTCGATAGCAGTTTGACGTACTGCTTCTGCATCTGCAATTGCTTCCTTTAAAAGCTTGTTCGTAAATTCGAACTCTGCCATAAAATTGCTCTCCTATAAGGATAGAATGGCTATTCAAGCCATTAACGAGTATACATACAACAAAAATCACACCCCAGCAGAGGTGTACTTTAAATATATATTATCTATTTTCTAAAAACATCAATTTTTAGTTAAAACGTATTATTGTTCTTCTTTTGCGCCTTACTCTCTTCACGCTTCCGGCGGCGGAGGGCGTCTTGACTTTTCTTTGCGAGTCTCTTGGACTTCTTCAAATAGAATTCCTTCTTCTTTAAATCTTCCATCAATTCAGCCCGCTTGACTTGCTTGACGAATTGTTGGAGTGCTCGTTCTAAATCTGATTGTTTATCACCTTTTACTTCAACGTACATACTACCTCCGGGTTACCGAGTAACTAATTGATATGCGATTGCAACCATCTTATCTAAAGATTCGTTGCAGAATTTCTTTCTATTTTCTGGGGATAATTGATGCATGACGGTGACCAATAGTTTAGCGGTGTACCCGTCAATATATTGTTCATCTACCTTTTGTGCCTTTCCAGTCTTAGCAGCTTGTAAGATAGACTTGACTTTGTTTTCCATGTTGGTATGGAATCCCCAAGGACCGACATTAAATATTTCTGGACGGACAGTTCTGAACTTTCTCATCAACTCTCCAGCCTTTGCATTTGCTTCGTTTTCTGTATTGGACCCATCTTCCCCATTGAGTTCTTGACCATCTTCGCGTTGCTTATGATGGACCAATTCATGTGCCAATGTACGTAATACATCGACTGGATGGCGTTCACCCTTTACTACAACGATTTCGTCTGTAGTGGGATTATAGGTACCAAACGACAAGTGTTGGGTAGAATATCCATTACCTTCGAACTTGATGTTCTTTGGTAATGACTTCATACCCAACTCTTTTACAGCAAACTTAATAAATTCCTTCGCTAATTTCATTTTACTTCACTTAAGAAATCATAAATAAGTGAGTCGATGCGATTATATTGTGGAGCGATAATCGTCTTATTTTCATTAATAAACGCACCGTGTGTACTTGGGTTACTAACGATATCAAAGCAGATGAGACTGAAATCGTCTTGGACTTCTACGGTGCTTTCACCCATTTGACGAACGGAGCCCATACCACGTGAAGAGACACCAAGACGAATGTTGTTCTTGATAAGTTCACGGACGATGTTACCCGATGGGGTGGAAAGAATTTCGATGTTACCACGAACGTCCTTTCCATCAAACCAGAGTTCGGTCACGTTGCAACATACGTTCTTTAAGTTAACCACTGGACTTTCTGGATGGTCAAGTTCGCCTAATGCGCGACGTTGTGCAACAAAGTTTTCTTTATAGAGTCCTGCTTCACGTTGAAGAACTTCCATTGGATAGATACGTCCATTTTGGTTCTTTGCTTCAGCACGTTGAAGAAGGACATTCTTTAATGTTAATGGCTTACTAACATCTGCTGCTTCTACAAGAAGGTCTTTACCGTATTCGATAACATTATATTCAACTAGTAAGTTCTTCATATTACTTTCCTCTGATTTCCCGAATCTTTCCTGCGATAGAAATAAGACGGGCTTCTAATTTGATAAGACCTTGTTGTGTACGACGATATAATGCTTCACTGGATACGTTTGATTCTTTTTGTAATCTTGCGTTCATTTTAATGATACGTTCAATTTCTTGGATGTTCTTATTAACTTCCGAAATTGCTTTTGCAATCTTTTGGGTAGGAGTTGCACTTTCATCCTTCTTATATTCGTGATATCGTGTCTTAGCTTCAGAAACATTTTCCATTTTGTCAGCTGGACGATTTAATTCTTTTTCACCCTTCTTACTGAGTGTGTATCCTAATTGTGTGGCAACATTCTTCATCTTTGCCACATTTCTCTTTACATTACCACGAAATGCAAATGGAGTAAGGTAAGGACCAGCACCAGCGGTAGTACTAATTTCTTTGAGCTCTTGTTGGATAATCTTACGAACAACTGCTCTGAGTTTTTCTTCGTTGGTCATAGTTTCTTGAGCTCCTTAAGGATTTCATACCCAATTAACATTGCGGTCATATGGTTTTCCTTAATGAC